TGACCGCGAGCTTCGGCTGCTGTGTCATTTCCTCAAGCGCGCGAATCCTCTGCTCGTGATCGGCCAGCACGGTTGTCTGCGTTGATATTTCCGGCGGCACTTCGGGTGGCACATAGGGATCAGGCGCACCACCATCAGCCAGCCATTGCTCATACTCAGCGCGGTCCCTGTTCGCCGGGTCCGGAGGAATGTAGGCACCATCGCTGGTGCGGATAATAAGATCAGTCGTTGTCAGTTTGTATTCTGCCATCACAGCCTCGCATCCAGCGTGATGCCGAAAATCGAATAGTAATCCGCCGCTCCGTAGTTCTGCACGTTGCAAAAACAGGTGTTGACATTGACCGTAGTAAAAGTAGGTCCACCCGTCGAATTATTGCTGGTGACTGTACACGCCAGTGTCGGGATCGCCCGCATCTCGGGGAAGGTAAAGGCGTGATAGGTGTAGAGGGCGTTCGGGCTGTAACCGGAGACAATCAGGCTTTGCATCCGGTTCCAGTAGCGTTTGCAGGTTGTCAATTCCTGATCAAAGGGCCGCATGAGCAATGCCGACCGCGATGCGCTTGGCGCTTCCGTTCCCGGCAACATAACTACACCGGTCAGGCGGAAAACATCTGAGGTTGCGCCCACGCCGTTCACCTGTCCCGGCGCGGCCATGTAGTTCGCGCCGTACCAAGTGTTGGCTGCCGGTGCGATGTAGGTCGCCCCTGACGCCACCGCAAAGGTCAGGATCATTCCAGCCGTGGTGTCGGTTGGCCATGTCCCTGTTGTATCGCCGGGGATGGTGACGGTGTTGTATTGCGCCACATCAGCGGCGGCCTGCGTGTAAGTAAATACATAGGAGCGCGCACTGCCGCCATTGCGCACCGAACCGCTCCACAGCCCGGTACGATGATGCGCAGTCCAAAAACCGATGGTGATCGGTTTAGCATTGGCCGTGCCCCACGCCAGCCGCGCAATGCGCCAGCCTTCTATGAACTGCATGATTTGCGCATACTCGCCCGCTGCAAGCACCGCTTCCGCCGTGCTGATCGACAGGGCGAGACAGTGCGTAAAGCCGGGAAAGATTGCCGCCGCGCTTTGCGCCGCCGTTCCGGCCATCGTGCCGTTCCAGTTGAGCCGCCAGCCGTCACAGATAAAGCCGTTCGTTGTCCTGCCGCCACCGCCAAGTTCCTGACTGACCTGCATCCCGCCGTTGATGACGATGCTGTTATAGGCCAGCGCGTCGAACACCGCTCGCGACAGATCGGTTGGGTGAACGTGGTCCTCACGCGCATACTTGGTTGAGCTGCCAACCAGGGCGGGTGTTGCGTTGACCAGTGGCAGTGCCGTGCCAGCTCCACCAGTGTCCAGTGTGCCGCCAATGGTGGTCCATTTCTCACCATCCCAGGTATAGACCGGCATGCCACTGACAGGCGGCTGCGGATATTTCTGGCCAACGGTTGGTGCTGATGGGAAATCCAGTGCCATGCTCAGGCACCTTCCAGCGTTTCGATGCGCGCTTTCAATTCCTTGACGGCATTGATGAGCGCGAAGATCAATGGCCCGGTGTCGAGGTCACGCAAGTCAGTCACCGGCTTGCCATCAATGTAGCCATCGCGCTTTGTCACCATTTCAGGAAAGATTGTCTCAACCTCTTGCGCGACCAGACCATGAAACTGCTTCTGATCAAGTGCCGCCTGATGATGATGACTGTTCGGATAAGGCGCAGGCGCTTTCACATCCTCTGGCGGCTCGCGTGTGTCGTTGCCCTTATAGATGAAAGTAACCGGATGCAGGTTTGCGACTGCATCGAGTCCGGTGGTGTAGTCAGCAATCACGGTCTTGATGCGAATGTCCGAACTATCAACCCAAGGCCCGCCGCCCGGTTTTGCGGCGGCACCGCTGACCTGGATGCCAATGACACCGCTCCACAACAGCCAGCAGCCGATGGTGCCGTTGACGGCAAAATAATAATTTCCATTGCCTCGCGAATATTGCAAGTATGAGCCAGACGGATTGTCAAAGTAGATATTGCTCGCAGCAGCATTGCCGTTGAGGACGACACCAGCCGGTGATTGCAGGGCAAATCCATTCCCATACACCACGCCGGGGCTTTCTATGTTGCCACCGTTCACTAAGCCGCCGCCGAAAGTCACCTTTAAGTTTGAGCGAGTAATCGTCATGGCCGCGCCAATTAGTGCACCGGCATCGGTGTAGGAATTGATTGCAAAATCGCTTCCGGCACTACTTCCGGCTTCCACGCCTTGATTGCCGAGGACCAATGCCCATCGCAACACATCACTCATCGTTCCGTTGATGGTGGCATTGCCGGTCGAGGTCTTATTCAGCTTGAGCGTCGGCGTCGTCAAATCACTGATGACCAGCGGGCCACTCATGGTATCGCCAGCCTTGCTGACGACCGCATTCCAGCCAGCGTTCTTGCGCCCGTAGGTGTTTACATCTTTTGGTGCTTCAAGGACGAACGCCGACAAATCAGGCTGCGGCGTCACCAGCACCCATTGCGTCGAGGTGCCATCATTGTAGCGGGTATAGAGCAGGCCGCTGTCGCTCTCCCACCAGAGTGAATTATCAGCCGCACCAGCGGGCGGCGTGTCAGAACAAACAACGGTTGCAGTGCCTGCTGGTCCTGCTGGTCCTTGCGGGCCTGTTGCACCCTGCGGACCTGTCGGCCCTGGCACAGTGCTGTCGGCCCCCGTCGCGCCGGTAGGCCCTGGTGGCCCGGTTGTGCCCTGTGGACCTGTTGGGCCTGCGATGCCCTGCGGCCCTGGGATGCCCTGTGATCCGGTCGGCCCTGTTGCACCGGCTGGGCCAGGCGCGCCGGTGCTGCCCTTCGGTCCTTGTGCACCATCAGGCCCAGGGACGCCTGGTGGGCCTTGTGCCCCTGGTGGGCCTTGCGGTCCTGCTGGCCCACCAGGAGTGCCGGGAGGACCAGGCGGCCCTTGCTCACCAGTGATGATGGTTTCCACATCATCCGGTGACAACACCACAACGGGCGGCAGCGGGGCGGCAATGTCAACGTCATAGGAGGTGCTGACTTCGACGCTGCTCATCGTGTCGGCCCTGCATTATTGATCAACGTACCATTCCAGATTTTTGTCTTGAGGCCGCCCAGCGTCATGATGTTGGAATGATCAAAGCTGCCCAGCCCGAGACGTTCGAGCGCATCCTGTTTGATCATCACTGTGAACAGACCATTGGGCGGATCGGTCAGCACGATCTCGCCGGTATCAGTGCCGAGGCGCAGCAAGGCCTCGGCATCCTCGGCGTGCCGGCGCAACATCATTTCCAGGGATGCACCGGTCATGTCGATGGGCGTGTTTGATGATGACATGACATACTGAAACGTGCGGTAGAAATCAGCATCGTTTTCGACGGTGATATTGACGGTGGCCATGACTAGGGAAAGACGTTGGAGATGGCGGCAAAGGCGGCATCAATCTGTGCAATGGTCGTGATGGTGCCACCATTGATCGCGGTGAGGTTGTCGCTTTCCTTGGTGAAACAGGATTGCACGAACGTCGCCATATCGTTCAACGCCGTAGCAAGTTGCGCTTCATTCAGTTTGATAAAACTGCCGTCAGATAATTTCCAATCGGTGATGTGACCTGGATTTGCCTTCGCAAAACTGTCGGCATTGGCGAGCGTGTTGCGTGAGACCGGATCACTCATGAATGCGATCGGGCTTATGCTCGTTATGATGACCCCACCGGTTGCCTTGCGGGAGCGCGCGTCGGGATTGTAAGTCGGCAGGCTGCCTGCAGGAAACTGCTGCGCCAACACCGCATATAATTCCGTCAGCGATGCAATGGCTGTCGCTGTATTTCCGGCATTCATCCAATCGGTGTAGGTTGCATCGGCAATCGGCACCGACATGGCGCGCGCACTCGACCAAACATCGGTGGCACTGCCGCCGATGATCCAGTACCAGTCGCTTGGGTTGTATCCTGCAGGCATGTGCTTCCCCTTTCCGTTAAATCAGAACGCCTGACCGCCAGTGCTGAGAACACCAGGTTGATTGCCCGGCCAGGCCGCCACGCCCTGTCCAAATGTGTTGAGAATGCCGTTGCCCGTGATGAAGTATTTCGGCCCGCCGACATTGGCGATGCCGTTGAACACACCTGGCCCGACGACGCGGCCGACATTGCTGGCATTCACAAAGCCCGCCGCGTAGGTCATGCCGATATTGAAGTTGAATACTGGCAGTGTGACTGCATTGAGAATGATGCGGCCACCATCACAGTCGAGGCAAATTTGTGAAACACCATTGATGTTGATCGCGCCGTCAATCGTCAGCGTTGCTTCCGAGCAACCAATATGCGCCGTGTAGGCTGCACCAAAGGTCAGATTGACCGTGATGACCTGTGCGCCCTGCACCACCCAGATGCCGAAGCCGGGGTCACCGGGGATCGCCACGCCCGATGTGAGAGTAAAGCCATCGAACTGCATTGGCGGACCAGCCAAGCCAATGATGACGGCCGAGCCGGATGCGGCATTGATGGCAACGGTTGTTGGTGATGCTGGATTGCCGACCCAATTAACCTGCCCTGAGCCGTTGGCGGGACCGCAGCTCACCTTGGCATAGGTGCCCCCGGCAACATGGATGTTGATCATGTAGCCGTTGAGATTGTATTTCGGGTATTCATTCGCAGCGCGCTGCAGCGTCTGGAACGGTCCTTTTTTCCCGCTGACGAATGTTGCTGACGTGCCATCCCAGGCATCATTGCCGGTGGTGCCGTTGACATAAAAATCGGTTGTCTTGGTGAGCCACACCGGCATGCCAGCGATGCTGCCAGACGTGGCCCACACCATGCGCCAACTGGTGCCATCAAATAGAAACAGTACATACTGGCCGCCGATCAATTCACCACCGGTCAGCGGCGAGCCGTCAGCGCGCACGATAGGCGCATTGCCAATTGAGTTGATGTTGAGGACGCTTGCACCGGTATTCAGGTTGCCGACCTTGAGAATGACGCTAAGCCCCTCGAAATAACTGCCAGGGTTTGGCACCAGGCTTGTCGCGTAGGCATTGGCGGTGCCGGTGTCGTGCTTAAAATTTAACTGACCGCTCTGGATCGCCTTGGCCAGCTGGTGCAGGTCGGCGTCGGTCGCGGCAATGCCAGCGTCGGTAATGGTGTTGACGATCTCGCGTTGCGGGTTTTCGATGGAGGCGGCGGGCGGGATTGACCCCATCGTGCCGGTCGATGGATTGCCGTTGATGTAACTGGCGTTGGGATCAGACACGCCATAAGGCTGCTCGTATTTCATCGACGCAATTCCTCTCTCTAGGACAGCCGGTGACAGCAGCCCGAGGTTTCCAGACCAAAAGAAAGTTGAGTGCTTAGGGTGTCCCGGCCATCGGATCGCCAGGATTGCTCAAGCCGGAATAGTCAAAGATGATGTGCGTGTGTGCAGGCTTCCAGCGGTTGAGCAGACATTCCAGATCGTCAGCCAAGCCAATGCGCAAGTGCGGATCAACACCGGTCTGGCCGCTGGCGCAGCGAAACCAGGTCAACTTTGCTGAGGCAACATGCACGGTCCAATAAAAGCGGTTCGTATCAGGACCGAGCCCGTAGTAAGGCCATTCGCTCAGCTCACCATCGGCCACCGGGGCATCGCCCACGGCCCCCATGATGGGCACACCCCATTCATTGCGCATCGGGTCGGGCGGCAGATCGCCGTACACACGCGCATCACCGACATGATCAAGGCCGACCACGAAGGTGCGATATTCAGTGATGCTGATGGTGTAGCCAATCTGTGCAGCCACACCGATAAAGAACTCGCGCGACTGCGCACCCAGCATGGTCATGCGCATGATCAGCGCGAGGTGGCGCTCATCAATGCTCTGCGGCGCGGTGTAGCAGGGATCAGGCAGACCAAAATTGCGTTCAAAATCCGGCAGCAGCTCTATCGTCTGGCGCGGATCACTCTCGCGCTCGAGCAAATCGGCCGCACGGCTGTCAACGAAACCCCAAAATTCGCACAGCCCTTTGCAAACCTTGACCAGCAGGCTGTCGAAATGGCGCGGCCAGGCCTGCCCCTGCGGCAGCAATGCCAGAAAGGCTTGCAGGTAATCGGAGCCTGACCTGCGCAGATGCCGGTCGCTCATGCCATCACTCGAATAAGATTGTTTCCAGCACCGCCATGTGCCCGAGCGACGGCATCACATAATCAGCAGTGGTCACAAGATTGAATGACTGAACGCTGGGGGCGTTCATAATCGCGTAGCTCACCCATGAAGCATAGATGGTCTGCCCTGGCGCAGCCTGGGCGAACAGCATGTCACGAATGCTTTGTTCGATTTGTGCCCGCGTTTCTGCTTGGTCAGGGATGAGATTGGCAATGGTGATGTCAATGAATTCCTTGATCGGTGCCAGCACATAGCAATCCTTCACCGTCACCGGGCGCTTTGTCTCGATGTAGGTATCAACCGCAATGATGTCATCCGGCGTCGGCCAGCCATCATCACTGGCGCGCAGGTCATCCATCAGGAAGCGCACCGTGATGGTGCCAACACCCTGCTCAGGTGCAGCCCAGGCGCGCGTCACACCATTGACTGCCAGCGCCCACTGCTCATAGTCGGCCTCGGAGCCACCCATCGGCGGATTTTGAATGCGGCGCAGGATGCGCTGGCGCAGTTCATTGTCAGTTTCGGCATCAGCCCCGCCGACCAATTGGACCACGATGGCCGAGCCATCAACACCTGGCAGTGCAGCAACAAAATCCAGTGAATACCCGGCATCATGGTTTCCGGCCGCTCCTGGGTCAATGGCACGAACATCAGCAGCCACCGGAGTTGTGCCCAGCGTGATGTCGGCCGTGGTCTGGTAGGTTGTCGCACCATCGGACAATTGCGTTGCGGTTGGGACGACAATCCCCGGTGTCCCGGTCATGGTCACTGAGCCTGCAGCAGTGGCAGCGGCCTTGCGTCCTGTGGTGCCATCGGCATTGACCAGCCAAATATCACCGTGCCGGTCCAGCCATTCAGTTTCGGCAGTGTCGGGCAGGAGCTGCAGAGACAGCCAATCAATGTAGCGCAACACCAGATGCGTCAGTGCTGCCGTGGCATCAGCCATGACACGCAGGACGCTGTTGCCAACAAACGTGGCACGCCCCAGGGCCGTGGTGATTTCCCCGCGCACGGTCTGGCGAACATCACTCAGCGATGGTGTTGACCACGGCATGTTTTAATTCTCGATCCCGAGCCAGAGGTTTTGAAAGCGCAACTCAATCTGCGGCAGCGGGCCACGATAGACCACGATGGCCACATCAATGCGCTCAAGACTGCCGCGCGTGGCATTGACAGTGAAGGCTGTGCACAGCCCAATGTCGATCATCGGCTGCAAGGCAATCTGGCAATACTGTTCGGCGCGGACCAAAGTTGAGCCTTCGCGCGCCTCAGCTGGCGTGATCTTGGCGCGCTCCAATAGCCACAGCTTGCAGCCAATCGGCCAGCCATCCCAAAGTGCATCCGCCTCAAGATCACCCCACCAGCCGCGCCGGTCGGTGCTGTCGGGATCGGGTAGGATGTCACTCGGGTCAGCCAGGGCATGCGTCAGCAGCGCCACCTTGGCGACGTTGACCAGCTCCTGGCTTTCATCCAGGGCACCATTCGGCTTGAGCAGCCAATCGGCCCAGATGCCGTTGAGGTTGGTGACATTGATGATGCGAATATCACTCATGTGCTCAACGCGATGATGTCGCGTTGCATGAATGCCGGATGCACCGTCTTATTCTCCGCAACCAGCTCATCACTGCGCGAGGCATCACCGTAGATGCGGTTGGCCAAGGCCAGCGCCGGGTAATTGATTGGCATCTGATAGCTGACAATCTGCGGCAGCAGCCGCTCCGTGGCCGACAGGTGATAGATCAGTGAAGCCG